CGCTGGAGCAGATCGGAGCGCTCCGGTTCCTGTGCAGGAAGCACGACGTGACGTTCGTGCTGCAGTCTGCAGCGGACGCCAAGCGCTTCGCCACGGAGGAGAAGTTGAACCGAGCGGGCTGGAAGCGGCCCAAGGGCGACGGGCACGCACGTGATGCACAACGTCACTTGCTCGTGTACCTTGTCCGCAAGAACCTCTTCGACGCAACGGTGCTGTTGGAGGGATCCACCACCACGTAGCACATCTATGCTATCGTTGAACTCAGGACACACGAAGGAGGACGGTTATGGCACGCAAGGCACCAGTGGCTGAGCACGTCGCACGGGGTGAGCGCACGCTCTACGAGGTCGACGGTCTGGCGAAGGGCGACCCGGTCAAGGTCAAGGGAGAGCAGGGCCAGTGGCGGTTCCAGTACGCCACGACGACGCCCGAGGGTGAGGTCGAGTCCTACACCGTGTTCGGCGGGCTCAACGGGCGAGGCGCAATGCGGGCCTTCGTTCCCAGTCGAGTCACGCTGAGCACCAAGGGCAAGCGTCTCCGGGGCGGCAAGGTCTGATGCCCCACGCAGAAGTCAACGGTGACCTGATCTCGGTCACGACCGAGTATCGGGACCGGGAGGCGATCAAGCAGGTCCCCGGGTTCAACTGGAACGCAGCCGGGCACTGGCAGGGCCCGCTCTCGTGGGCGTCGTGCAAGGCGCTCCGGGGCATCTTCGGCGACAGGCTGACGGTGGGCCCTGACTTGGTCGAGTGGGCTCAGAACGAGGTCGACAACCGGGTTATGCCGAGTCTTGCATTGCGTGAGGCGTTGGACGCTCCGGGCGACGAGCGGCTGTTCCCGCCCCAGCGTGCGGGCGTGGCGTGGCTCCGAGCGACGAAGCGAGGGCTACTGGGCGACCCCATGGGCACCGGCAAGACCCGCCAACTACTGCTGGCCATCCCTGATGACGGTTGGCCTGCGATCGTGATCTGCCCGAACGGGGTCCGGGGCTCGTGGCGCAACGAGGTGGAGAGGATCGGGCTCGACTGCGATGTCCGGGTGCTCGACGGCTCAGCGGCCAAGAAGCGCAAGGCGCTCGAAGAGATCGAGGACGGGGACAGGACCCTCGTCGTCGTCGCATGGGAGGCTGTCCGCTCGCTGTCGAGGCTGGCACCCTACGGGTCGATCAGGCTCCGACGGTGCGTCGAGTGCGGCGGGGTCGATGACCTCGTGACTGAGACCAAGTGCGAGGTGCACACCAAGCCGCTCAACGAGATCCCATGGCGAACGGTGATCCGGGACGAGGCGCACCGGGCCAAGGACCCCTCGTCGAAGCAGACGAGGGCGACGTGGGCGCTGCAGCACGCAGCGACGGTGCGCTACTGCTGGGATGCGTCCGGTACTCCGGTGGCTCAGAACGTCTCGGACCTCTGGGCGATCATGCACGGCAACAGCCCCGAGGACTTCCCTCGCAAGACGACCTTCCTCGACCGGTACGCCGTGACGAGTTGGAACGTCTACGGCTCGCTCGACATCGCCGGGCTCAACCCGCTGCACAGTGAAGAACTGTTCTCGTTCCTCGACCCCCGGTTCCGGCACATCCCCAAGGAGGTGCTGCTTCCCTTCCTGCCTGCCAAGGTCCGGGAGGAGCGAGCGGTCAAGCCGGGCTTGAAGCAGGAGCGTGCGTACAAGCAGATGGCGGCGGACATGATCGCTGCGCTGGAGGACGGGACGGTGGTGACCACTAACCCGCTCACCCAGTACATCCGCATGATCCAGTTCGCCTCGGCCTACGCTGAGGTCGGCGATGACGGTGAGGTGGTCCTGAGCGACCCTTCCTGCAAGGTCGACGAACTGATGAGCATCGCCGACGACCTCGGGGACGAACCCTTCGCTGTCGGCATGGTCAGTCGCCAGTTGCTCGACTTGTGCGAGGCCCGGCTGTCCAAGGCTGGGATCTCGTTCTCGTCGGTCAAGGGAGGCCAGAGCCTCGACGAGCGGGACCGAGCGATCAGCGATTTCCAAGAGGGCAGGGTCCGGGTGATCCTGTTGACGGTGCAGTCGGGCGGCGTGGGCATCACGCTCACCCGAGCCCCCTACCTCGTCATGCTCCAGCGCTCGTGGAGCCTCGTCGACAACCTCCAGACCGAGGACCGGGTGCACCGCATCGGCTCCGAGCAGCACGCTCAGGTGACGATCATCGACGTGGTGACGGAAGGCACGATCGAGGTTGGTCGCCAACTGGAGCGGCTGCAGGAGAAGGGCCGCAACCTCGACGAGATCCTGCGTGATGCCGAGACCCTCAAGCGACTCATCTACGGCGAGACCGTGGAAGATGTCACACCCCAGTGATATGGTCGACCCCATGACGAAGATGAAGAGACACCATGTATCGAACTCCGAGATCCAAGCCTTCAAGCGGTGTCGCCGCAAGTGGTGGCTCACGTATTACCGCAAGTTGCGTCCAGTTCGTGAGAAGAACAGCGGCGCTCTTCGCCTTGGTACGAACGTGCATGCCGCTCTTGAGGCTATGTACTCGCTGGAGCCTCAGGATCCCATCGAGGTCATCCGCAACCTCTACGAGGCTGAGCGAACTGCAGCGCTTGAGATCGACGACCATGAGGGACTCGTCAAGATCAACAAGGACGGAGATCTGGCCATGGCCATGATCGAGGGCTACGTGCAGTGGGTGGCCGAGACTGGCGTCGACGACGACCTCGACGTGTTCTCCGTCGAGGAGGAGATCTCGGTCGACCTTGAGGCTGTCCCGGTGACCCTGATCGGCAAGTTGGACACCCGAGTGCGTCGGCGCTCCGACGGTCGCATCCTGTCGATGGACCACAAGACGGCCATCAGCATCGACGACCTCGTTCGCCAGACCGAGTTGCTTGAGCAGCCGATGATGTACCAGTTGCTTGAGCGGCTGAACGCCCCCGAGGGCGAGCACGTCACAGGCGGTGTGTACAACATTCTCCGCAAGGTCAAGCGGACCGGCTCGTCGAAGCCGCCGTTCTACCACCGGGAGTACATCCACCACAATGACCACGAACTGCGCTCGTTCTGGAAGAGGATCCACGGCGTGCTGAGGGACATGGTGACGGTGCACGATGCACTCGACAACGGTGCTGACCCTGCTAACGTCGCTTACCCGACGCCGACGAAGGACTGCAGTTGGGACTGCGACTTCCGAGCGATCTGCCCCATGTTCGATGACGGCTCCCACGTGGAGGGCATCATCGAGTCTGCCTACAAGATCCACGACCCCTACCAGCGATATGAAATGGAGACAGAGTGACGACCGGATTCAGTTTCTTGGTCCACGGCCAGAGCAAGTCAGGCAAGTCCTACCTTGCGGACACGACCCCCGGGCCCCGACTGGTGCTCGACGCTGAGGGCGGTGCCTCGACGAGGTTCACCCCTTCGGACAAGGTGGTCTGGAATCCGCTGGCTGACGCTCCGCCTGAGTACGACGGATCGTGGGAGACGTGTGTCGTCTACGTGCGCTCGTTCAGCGACGTGCAGAAGACGTACGACTGGCTCAACGCTGGCAAGCACCCGTTCAAGAGCGTGATCATCGACAGCCTGTCGGAGACCCAGCAGCGCTGCATCGACTCACTGGTCGGCACCGAGCAGATGAAGATGCAGGACTGGGGCGAGTTGCTCCGCAAGATGTCGACGCTCGTGCGTGCGTACCGTGACCTCATCATCCACCCGACGAACCCGATCAGCGTCGTGTGCTTCGTGGCGATGACGAGGGAGACGCAGGAGGGCGTGAAGAAGCCGTACCTGCAGGGTGCGCTTGCACAGACGCTCCCCTACTACGTCGACGTGATCGGCTACCTCCACGGCGAGGTGGACGAGAACGGCGAGTTCAGCCAGCGACTGCTGGTCGGACCGCACCCCCAGTTCGAGGCGGGTGACCGAACCGGCAGGCTCGGCACCGTCGTCGAGGCACCCAACGTCCAGCACATGCTGGCCCAGATCTACAACAAGTAGAAGAGAAGAAGGAGGACAGCACGATGGCTGTTTCATGGCAGAACCTGTTGGACGAGGCTGCGGCCTCCGGTGGCGGCTCGTTCGAGCCCCTGCCGGTCGGTGAGTACGCCGTCCAGATCACCGAGGCGTCGCACACCACGACCCAGTCGGGCAAGTTGATGTTCAAGGTGAAGATGCAGGTCGAGGGTGGGCCGCACAACGGACGCTTCGTCTGGAGCAACTTCGTCGTGAGCCCGGAGAGCCCCAACGCTCTGAGCATCTTCTTCCAGCAGATGCGCACGCTCGGTCTCGACTCGACGTTCTTCGCTGGCCAGCCCAGCGAGGATGTCATCGCAAGCAACCTCACCAACAAGCGCTGCACGGTGGTGCTCGCCCAGCGTGAGTGGCAGGGCCAGATGCGCAACGACGTCAAGTCGATCAAGCCCGCCGTGGGCGTTCCGGCAGCGCCCGCTGCAGCGGCACCGACTGCGGCTCCGGCAGCGCCGACCGTCCCGGCTGCAGCCCCGGCGTCGCCCTTCTAGGTCCCCCCGGGCCCAGAGCACGAGAGCCCCGGTCAGCGATGGCCGGGGCTCTTGTGCGTGACGGTGTAGCACGTACGTGTTATCATGGCAGTGGAGGAAAGGAGATCCTCCGGAAAGGAGACACGATGAAGATCGACATGAAGATCCCGAATCGTTGGACGGTCGAAGATCGTGAGCAGAACCTCGCTCACGATTCCTACTTCTACGCAACGATCTTCGATGCTGACACTGGGGAAGAGTGGACCGGCATGATCGGGACCACGGCCGCTGGTGGTGGTCACTACCACAGCCCTTACCCCAACATCGACACCGCACCCGACGAGGTGCGTGCTGCCTACTGGGAGATCCGGGCTGCGAAGGTCCGGGAGGCTGGGCTCAAGGACATCCGAGAGCAGGCCGAGTACTTCGCCGACGGTGACGTGTTCATCGG